GGGTGTCTATTAAGTTAGGGGATACGCCTACAGCTTGGTATACCGGTACAAAGTTGGAGCTTCTGGAAATCCTTCAGCGGTTTGATTGGAACAATATAATGCTAGTTACGCATAATTCCTTCTTCGACGGTAGCATCCTCTCACTGTATTTTGGCATTGTCCCTGCCAAGTATATCGACACGCTATCTATGGCACGAGCTATCCACGGCATATCGGTAGGAGGAAGTTTAGCTAAGCTGGCTACGTATTACGAGCTAGGAGTTAAGGGCACAGAAATCGTTGATGCTTTAGGTAAACACCTGGATGACTTCACTGAGGAAGAATTGGCAGCGTACGGTGAATATTGTATAAACGACACAGAGCTTACCTACAAACTGTTCCAATGCCTACTCCCATACTTTACTATCACTGAGCTAAGCTTGATTGACCTAACTATTCGCATGGGTACTATGCCCTTGTTAGAGATAGACGCACCGCTTATGAAACAGCACCTGCTTGAGGTGCTAGCTGCTAAACAAGCATTGATGGATAGGGTGATAGTCGATAAAAAAGAGATTATGTCCAACAACAAGTTCGCCAAGCTGCTTGAAGACTGCGGGGTGGAAGTACCTATGAAGCTATCCCCGACTACGGGGAAGCTAACCTATGCTTTTGCCAAGACAGATGACGGACTAAAAGCATTACTAGAACATCCTAATCTTATGGTGCAGACTCTGGTAGCTGCTAGGCTGGGTATTAAAAGCACGCTGGAAGAAACCCGAACGCAACGGTATCTAGGCATTGCTGAACGTATGAACGGTAAACTCCCCGTACCTCTTAGTTACTATGGTGCTGCGACAGGTAGGTGGACTGCGGGTGGGGGGCAGTCGACGAACTTTCAGAATATACCCCGAGATAGTACGATAAAGAAAGCTATCACTGCCCCAGAAGGATATGTAATCGTGGGAGCTGATTTAGCCAATATAGAACTACGAGTAGGGCTATGGTTGGCAGGTGAGACAAAGGCATTGAGATTACTAGGTGAGGGTGGGGACTTGTATAGAGAGTTTGCTAGCATGGTGTTTAACGTACCCTATGAGGAGGTGGATAAGGCACAACGGTTTATCGGGAAGACATCTCAACTGAGTTTGATTTTCGGCGTCTCTGCAACTAGGTTACAGATTGCTGTTAAAGTGGGGTCTGGTACAGATTTGGGGGAGGTAGAAGCAAAACGTATTGTTGATCTTTATAGGAGCACCTATACAGGTGTGACCGATATGTGGAAAGTATGTGGGGATGCTATAAGAGTTCTCGCAGGAGGGGGTGAGTCCTCTTTCGGCCCAAACGGGTTCTTTATGGTGGAGGGTACCAAGGGTATCAGATTACCTTCAGGCCTATATATGCAGTATCCGGAGTTATCCTATGTAGTAGACATGAAAACAGGGGAGAAGGGGTATAAGTACAAAATACGAAACGGTTACGACAGGATTTATTCCAGCAAGTGCTTTAATAATCTCACCCAAGCCACAGCAAGGTGTATAATGTCCGAAGCCGTAGTTAGAATTGCTAAGCGGTATCCTGTCGTACTGACAGTGCATGATAGTATCTATTGCGTAGTGCCTGAACAGGAAGCGTCTACTGCCTACGATTATATGGTAGCAGAACTTACTAGGTCACCCACTTGGATGCCTTCGATACCCCTGGGTGCGGAAGGTGGTTGGGGGAAATCATTAAAAGAGGCGGGGTAAAGATGATGGTAGATACCGTGGATGTAGCAAATAGCCAAGCACAGATTATTCTGGACAAGCAGATAGCTATGGCTAAGGGGGATAAATTGAATGCCTATCCTAATATAAGTGGTCAATGTTGGGAGTGTGATGCCCCTATTCATGATGGCAGGCGCTGGTGTTCCGTTGAGTGTCGAGATAGGAGTGAGTTATGAGCATAAATAATGACGGAGAGATAAAGATTATCAGGGTGTATTACTATATCGCAGTAGCCCCCCATATTCGCTTTTGGACAATATTCCCGTGGATTAGAACATGGCATTGTGGGGCTGAATTTACGTGGTTATTTTTAGTAGTGGCCCGATATTGGGAAGTGGTTGCATCGGAGGAAGTACAATGAACAAGCCGCTACTAAACGATTTATCCCGCTGTTACGGGGTTAGCTGCGCCCAGAAAGACAGGTGTCAACGGTATCTTACGATAGTAATAGACGCCCCTGGGTTATATGCTTACTCCTGTAATAAATGCGGGAGGTCAGATGATGGGGTACCTGAATGTGGTGCTTTTATAGAGGATATTAGGGTGAGTTATGAAGACGAATAAATTATTAGTTTTGGGGGTGTTACTAACACTGACAAACACAGCAATAGCAATGCAGCCACTTACTGCGGAGCAATGGAAAGCTGTGCAAAGGATGCGTACACTTGATAGAGAGATATTCGAATTAAATGTAAAGAAGGCACAGACTGAGGAGGTACTAAAACAGATAGATGAGTACGAAAAAAAGAAAGCTGAACTTAAGGAGTTATATGTAGAGAAGGCACGGATAGATGAAATGGAGGCACAACAGGCAGCTAAGCAACGTAGGCAGTCTATGATAGAGTGGCAGATTAATAAGCAGATGTCCCAACAACCCACTACGGAGTGGTAGTATGAACGATAACTATTGGGAGTGGGGTTTAGTTGCCTTTGTAGTAGGTTTTTATACTTGTAAGTATTTTTTGGGGTGTTAATGAAAGTGAATTGGCGAATAAGAAGGTGGGTAAAAGAATTCAAGAACTGGTTATACCCACACAGATGTACAAAGTTCCAGAACTATTACAGCAAGAACCTTAAGATATGTTGTGATTGCAAGAAAACTTATCCTCTATGGGATGTTAATATTAAAAGTCAGAGGTAGATATGAAAGCCCCTCCATTTAGCTATTCCAGCTTATCTCAGTTTATCACCTGCCCGGCGCAATACGAAGCACATAAAGTATTGAAATACGTAGAGCATACTGATACAGTAGCCACTCTATATGGTAAAGATGTCCACTCAGCAGCAGAGCACTACATCAGGTCAGGCACCGTGTTACCTGAGAAGTACCAGTATGTTAAGAGCTCACTTGATATTCTAAACAGTATCAAAGGCGATAAGTTCTGTGAGCTTGAGCTGGGCATCGCCCTCCGTAACGGGCAGTATGAGTTATGCGATTTTAATGATGATGATAGGTACTGGCGCGGTATCGCGGATTTGGTTATTATTGACGAAGAGGCAGGCAAGGGCTATTTAGTAGATTTCAAAACGGGAAAGTCTGCCAAGTATGCGGATACCAAGCAACTCGGGCTATTGGCGGCAGCGATATTCCTTAAATGGCCTAATATCAAAGTGATTAAAGGCATGCTATTATATGTTGTCTCTAAGGAAATTATTAAGGAGTCCTATACCTATGAAGAAAGGTTTAAGATATTTGAAAAACTGCACTGGCCTTTGAAGCAACGAGAAGTAGCCTACGAAACAGGTATCTTCAATCCAAAGCCAAACGGACTTTGCGGTAAGTGGTGTATGGCAACTAGATGCCCACATAACGGTAGATATAAACAAGAGGAGTTAGAAAATGCCCTATAAGAACCCAGAAGATAGGAACGTAGCACGTGAGATAGAGCTGGAAAAGAAACGGCCTAAAGCACATGAGGCTCGCATGGAAAGGCAACGTGCAAGACGGGAGTTTGATAAGAAAGGGATAGACCGCACGGGTAAGGACATAGACCATATCCACGGTACTAAAGCCGGTAATAGTAAGAGCAACCTGCGACTACGAACCCCCTCTGAAAACCGCTCCTTCTCACGTAATGCAGACCACACAGTAAAAAAGAACGAACCCCTAAAAGGTAAGCCCAAATGAAGGTGGCTGTTAAGAGTGTGCTAACCATGGCAATCGAGGCTGGCCTACCTAATAGCTTAGTAGAGCGACATGTCGATGAGCTATGTGAGCTAGTAATTCGTGCAAGACAGAAAGAGCGCACGGTGTGCCAGAACAATATAAGGAAGTGGTATTTTGATAGAAGTCTGAATAAAGTACAACTATTCGAGATACTGGAAGACCACAAATAAACTACTAGATTCACCTCCTAAAGGGGTTGTAAGGAGCAAGTAAATGGAAATATCCGTGATACAGGACAACCTATTGTCCATAAAAACACAAAACCCTAGGGCTATAACCGAAGTCATAGACCGAAGTAAGCAGGTGTCGGAAGAAGAGGTCTGGGTTTACTTCGGCATGGGGGAAGCGCATATCCTAAATAACATGAAGCTTCCCAATGTCCCTTCCCCTATTCGTACCCAGTATAAATACCCGGGGATGTATAAGCCGTTCGACCACCAACGAACAACTGCTGAATTTCTAACGCTCAATAAGCGAGCATATTGCTTTAATGACCTTGGCTCAGGAAAATCAAATTCGGTTATATGGGCAGCGGATTATCTACTTAGCTTAGGAGTTATACATCGAGTGCTGGTGATATGCCCCCTATCTATTATGGATGCTGCTTGGAGGAGAGACTTATTCAAGACAGCTATGCATCGCTCAGTAGCTATAGCCCATGGGGATAGAGAGCAGCGAACCAATATAATTAAGGGGGGCGCTGAAATCGTAATTATTAATTATGATGGGGTAGGTATAGTAGAAAAACATATAGCTGCTGGGGGGTTTGATTTAATAGTACTTGATGAAATGACATTCATAAAAAATGCCCAGACCTCCCGCTGGAAGGCAATTAACAGATTAATAAAGCCTACTACGTGGATATGGGGTTTAACAGGAACGCCCGCCGCCCAGTCCCCCGTAGATGCCTATGGGTTGGCAAAGATGATGAATCCCGCAAGTGTACCACGAGCATTTAATGCCTTTAGGGATATGGTGCAAATAAAGCAGTCGATGTATACCTATACTAATAGGCTGGAAGCTGCGGATATAGTACATAAGATACTGCAACCAGCAATACGCTTCACTAAAGAAGAGTGTTTGGATTTACCTGAGCTATTATACCAAACGAGGGAAGTGCCCCTGTCAATTCAACAAGCCAAGTATTACAAGCTGTTGAAGAAAGAGATGTTAGTAGAGGCGGCGGGCGTGGAAATATCAGCGGCAAATGCTGCTGTGGCTATGAATAAATTACTTCAGCTGAGTTCTGGGTGCGCATATTCAGATACCGGAGAAGTCATTGAGTTTGATATTAAGGGGCGTACCGAAGAGCTACTGGATATTGTGTCTGAAGCATCCCATAAAGTAATCGTATTCGTTATGTTCAGGCATACGATAGAAGTAGTTCAGAAAGCCCTCACGGATGCGGGGCATTCTGTAGAAGTAATACATGGGGGCATCCCTGTTCGTAAGAGGGCGGAGATATTCAATAATTTCCAGACAAAGGCTGACCCCAAGATATTAGTTATCCAGCCGCAAGCTGCGGCGCACGGAGTCACATTACACGCCGCAAATTTAATTGTATGGTGGGGCATAACCTTATCCCTGGAGACATATAAACAAGCCAATGCCCGTATTCACAGAGCAGGACAAATAAATGCTTGTACTGTAGTGCATCTGGTAGGTAGCGCCGTAGAAAAGAAAGTGCTAAACGTGTTAGAAAACAAAGGGGTGTCTCAAATGAGACTTTTAGATTTATATAAAGAGGTGGTCACTGAAAAATAAAAACACTAAAGCTACTTGACGACAAGTACTGTAAAGGAGTATAATATAACCTCTAGTAACGACAAGCAATGACAACAAAAGGAGAAATGAAATGACTATAAACGCAGAACAATTAGTTACGGTTTATGTTAAGATGCGTGACGCAAGACAGCAGCTTCAAAGGGACTTTGATGAGCAGGATGGTAAGATTAAGGAGCAGCAAGAATCAATAACACAAGCTCTACTAGAGCTTTGTAAAGAGACGGGGGCAGATGGTTTACGCACCTCTGCTGGAAACGTATTTAGAACGATTAAGACTCGCTACTGGACTTCTGACTTCAAGAGTTTGAAACAGTTTATATTGGAAAACGATGCCTTTGAGCTACTAGAACAACGGGTACACCAGACCAATATGAAAAATTTCCTAGAGGAACACCCAGACCGCATGCCCCCGGGTATGAATATCGATAGTAAATATACAATAACTGTTCGGAGAAAGTAATGGACGAAGTAGAAGACGAAGTATTCCTAACCTCCATTGAGGTAATGGACTTACTAGATATATCTAGGCAGACTCTGCTTAGATTACGTAAAGAGGGTAAATTAGACACCTACCGTAAAGGAGGGCTAGTGGGTACTGGACGTCTCAGATTCAGTGCCTCCAACGTGGAAGCATTCTTAACAAAAAGTAACACACTGATTAAAGAACCAACACCAACACCAACACCAACAACTGGAGATATACAATGAGTAACGAAATAAGCATATTTAAAAATGGCGCGGATATTCCCGCACACTATAAAAACGTAGAGCTAAGTGCTACTACTAAATCCCTTATGGGGGGTTCCAGTGGCAGACGTATCTCGGTACGTGGCAACATATTCAGAATGGTAGTCGGAGGCC